GTCGAATACATTATACATGAACATGCTGTCGTATCAGTTTCAGATGAAATATATTTTAATTCAAAATCAATATATGCTGTGGAATCAACGATAATTTTTTGAGAGGTTATTTCAGTTGCAATCATATCATATGTAATATTAGGATAATGAGTTGTCAAAGAAGGAGATTGAGATAATTGATTTATTACATAAGTATATGTAGCAGATTTATTATTTAAATCGATATCTTCAATATTAAATAAAGTATAAAATATTTCTCCGTCAATTGTAATTTCTGTCATTGATGGAATTCCATTTGTAACTTCACTCGCAGTTGGATAATATATTGCATTTCTTGTGGGAACAATTTCATCATTAAAAAATAAAGGAGTAAATAATTGAATTTCATTTACTTGAACATCAGATCTTTTTAATATTGGAATTATATTTCCAGTGCTTTGAATAATTGGTAATGTTGGAGCGATTGTAGCAATATTATCATAATCATTTTCAGATGTTAATCTATTTAATGCTGTAATGCTGGTAATTGAATTTTTTCTGATTTCTTCAAGAGTTTCTCCATCTGATCCTCCAGATGCTCGACTTGAATTATTCACTGTATATGAAATAGCTTTTGTTTGTGTATCATCAACAATATATAATTTATCTCCTGATGTTATTGACCCCGCAATGACATTTCCAATAAGTCCTTCTGTTATTTGCATATCAACTTCAATTATTGAAAATGAAGGTGGGCGCTTTCCAATTAAACCATTGCCAAAATAAAGTTTAATTCCATCATCTGATTTTTTAACAACATATCCTTTCTCATCATATTCTAATAAATATAAACTATGGACATCTTTACCATTTACTGTTGGGGGATTATATTCTGTTGGTGAAGTTTCTCCAGGTTCGGTTACATATACCGACATATTTGAAACTTGTTGTGATGTAACATCCCCATCAAATATAATTTCTTTTTCTAAGAATTTAAATGCTTCTGCGTCATTTTGAATATTATCATCTACTGTGAATTCTTCAGTTATCGTTTTATATTGTCGAGTTGGTAATAAAATACTACATGTTGGATTTCCAGGAGACGATGTAGTGTCAATATATGTTGGAATATTATATTTACCATTATCCTTTGTAATTATTGCTGAAACTGTATCATTATTTGTAACTGTGATCGTTGTTAAATAAAAAGTTGCAAATTCAATCGCTTCTGCATAAAATCTATGATTCTCAGGGATTGTAAAAGTAGGATCTCCATCAAATTCTAATGGAAAAGTTATTAATACATCACAGCTTGCATAACTCGCAGATTGAGGTCCATATCCTAAAAAAGATGATAAATTATATATTGCATCAGAAGATAAAGCTGTTGTCATAAAGAATTCACGAAATACAGAAATTTCATAAAATAATAAATTTGATGTAAGGGTTGACATCGTATCAATTAAAAAACTTAAAAAAGAAGATTTTGTTAAATCAACTCCTTCCAATTCTAAATATGTTTTCATATTAGAAATTATATTAGTTTTTATCGTATCTCTTGATAATGATATTGTATTTACTGTATCTGTCATTTTAATTCCTCAAAATTAAACAAAATAAAATCCACTATTTTGATTGAATAATTTAATATTTAAAGTTTCTGTTATCTTTTCATTCTTTTGTAATAATTTAGTTAAAAGAATTCCGTCAGATATTTCATATATATTTTTTGTATAATCAAAGAATACATATGAATTAGAAACTTGTTGATTTACTTGATCTGTCGTTACTGATTGTTCAGTTCTTAATTTTAATTTCCAAAAGGTTCTATTCGTGTTAGCAGATTTTTCAATTCCACTGACTGAAAAGACAGGAGTAATATTATCATCTGTCATTAAATAATCAGTTTCAAATTTTACAATATCATTAAAATATGGTTGAATTCCATATGATGATGGAATAACAATTTCAGCTTCATTATTTTTAATCAATCCAGTTTCAATCCCATCAAATTGAGTTTGAATTTCAGTTACAAAAAATATAGGTAATAAAACAAATCTATTCCAATGAACTCCTGACAATTCTCCAATTTTTTCATAATAACCTCCCATTGATTTTTGATCATCCCAAATAGTGGTATCTTCATTAATATTATAATATGTCACTAAAAATGAAATTGAATTCTTACTATAAACATCATAAATTAATTTTTGATATTCATGTATATAAAAATATAATTGTTGATAATTTTGCATAGTAATTTCTTCTTTTTTTATACTAAAGTTAAAAATGAACTTTGATCAAAGCGGTTTTTAATTATAGATCTTTTACCTTTATAAATAATATAAATTTCAACATATAATTGCTTCTCTTTAACATCACCGGAAACATCTATTTTTTCTATTCTTGCTCTATTATCATATCTCATTAATTTATATTTAATTTCATCTTTAAGATCATTTGCTGTAAAACTATCTAAAGGTTTAAATAAATATTGTTGTATTCCACATCCAAATTCAGGATCATGATCAACAGTCCCAACAGAAGTAGTCAAAATATTAAGCCATGAATTAACAATCGCATTAATACCTTTAATTATTTCAAAATCTCCAGAGACATTAATACGATAAAGATAATCAATAATATAAGATTGCTTTCCAGTGCTAACTTTAGAAAAACGATCTAACATATTTGGCATTGGATTAAATCTCCTTTATTTTTGATTCATTTGTTCTTTGATTTGTTTTTGTTTATCTTCTTCTAATTTAATTTTCCAATCTAAATAATTATAAAATCTTTCAACAGGCATATTAATAATCTCAGGATATGACTGCTTACTTAATTCCATACATGAAAAAATATTAAATTCAAGATTTTTTTTATAAGTATCAATGTTATCCGATTTGCACCATTCTAAAAAACTGACTAACTAAATCAATAGTCAGGTCCTCCTCATGTCCACAAAACGTACAACGAGATTTCATTTTTAAATCAACAGAAAAATCACCAAATTTTTCTTTATAAACTTCTTGGATTTTTCTTTTGTCTTTAGATGGTAATGTTTTAAATCCGTCCATAATATCTTCAAGAGTGTTATAAGAAGAAAGAATTTCACCATCTTCTCCAAACTCTTCAATTTTATCAATTAAAATACAATTTTCAACATACGCTAAACTTTCACCAGACAAATTAGGGGCGTATGCATTCATCGCGTCAAATTCTTCTTTTAATGAAGGTTGTTTAACATATACAACAATCTTAGAAAATATTTCTAAATTAGCAGGGAATGTTTTCTCCATTAATTTATCATCCGCTGAAAGTTTAATACTGAAAATATCCTTAGTGTTTGTCGTTATAGAATATGTTTTTTCACAACTTTCACATCCAACTTCATAATTTCTAATTTCCCCATATGTAATATGATACAATCCAAACAATATTGCTTGACGATCAATTACAGAAATCTTCTCAAGAAAATCAGAATAAGTTTGAATATCTTCAGGTCGTTTTTCTGGAATCGTACTATCAAAAAGACATTTGTTTAAATGATCTAGCATTTTAGCTGAAAACATAAAACTTCCTTTTAATTTTTCTTCTTCTGCGATATTCATAGACTTAACTGTAAACGTTCTCCGAGATTGGGGACACATAATTTCATACTCTGGTAATTTTTGCTGAAAACCTTGAAACATTTTTATTCTCCTATCTATAATTTAATTTAATTTCCAATTGACGATAACGTATTCGATTTTTTAATATCCTTTTTTACTACAAATATAATTATATTCAGGGGATAACTTTTACTATCCCCTGAATATTTATAAATCTCTAAATTTATTTTTATAATCTATAATTCTTTCTTTTTCCATTTTAATCTTTGCATCAAATGCTCGTTTACAAAGCAAAAAATCTTTTTTTGATATGCATATTTCTCTTTTTCTATCTGATAAATATTTAATATATTCATTTACAGATTGAATTCTTGCCGCTAATAAACATTTACTTTTAGCAATCCCTTCTTTTGAATTACAAGTCTTTTTATATTTTCTATAATTTTTTGTATATTCTAACAAAGAATTAAATTCTAAAATTATTGATTCCATTATTGGCATTTTTAGAATTCCTACTTTAACCTCATCTGAAATTAAAGTAGGAGGTTCACAAATTAAATCATTAATAAACATATTAATTTCTTTTTCTTGAAGGTTTTCTTCTTCTCCAATCAATATATTTAAAATCTCAGAATCAGAAGCCTCATCAAAAATATATTTAGAAAATTTAGATTTATTTTCAACTGTATCACTAAAGGATTCAAATAAACTAATCCTCGCAGAAGTTAAAAATAATTTTGTTTTAAATATATTATTTTTCATTCGGTTAACTCCTAATTATAATATTATCCAAAATTATTATTAAAATTGTTAGCAAGATTTTTATGATTTGCAACCACTGCATCGTTTTTATTATCACATAACTCATAAACCCAATCTTCTTTAAAAATTCTATTTACATTAAACTCAACTTCAATTTCTTGCTTATCAACAGTTTCAACATCTGAAGAAAATAAATCTGAAGGATCTTTTAGTGGAAAAATCCCATCATAGGCAGCGTAATATTGAACGGACTGACCACTTGGATCTGTAGTCCAATATAATAGTGTCCCAGAATAATTAGATTGTTTATATGTATCAGCACGCAAATTGGAAACCCCAGTTCGATTATCTCGAATCATTCTAACCCACGCTGACATAATATCTAAAATTGGTGTAGATTGCATTTCCATAAACTTCAATGAAATAGTTCTACCATATTCAATAGATCCTGGAACTCCCCATTTCACTCCACCAATTCCAGTATATTCCACAGTATTTAATGTTCCGCCTGGAGGTGTAACTCCAGTACAAAATGCGGATAAAATTTGTGGAATTTCTGCGACCACAATCTGGCTTGTAGCTCCAAGATATGGTTCTATAAATTCTGAAACTCCTCCAAACCAAACATAAAAAGTTCCAGTTGTATATGGTTCCGCCGCAAGAGTTCCAATCGATGACCCATAATGTCTTACACCATATAAATTTTCGGCCGCGCTTGAAAATGCACTATTCATAATTATTCCTCCTTGAGAAAATTATTTTTATATTATTTTTATTGTTTGTTTTTACATTTATTTAACTCTTGTTGTAAAAAGAGTTTATGTAATTTTTTCTTTGTTTTTTTCTTTGGAATTGTATGTGGAGAATCAATCCCTACATTTATATCACCAGCAGATATTGATTCTTGTATTTTATTTAAATAATCTTGTATCAATTTCATTATAGAATTCTCATATAAATTTTTAAAGTTGAGTAAGAAATGACAAATGAAAGGAGATAAAAAGATTTATCATTTCTCACTCTGTCGGGTAATATTCCAAGGAGATAAATTAATATCTCCTTGGATCGTTTTATACCTGCACTTCCAGTATAAATATTAATTATTATTTAATGAAGAAATTCAGATCAATTCGTTCTGTCGTTCTGGTCGGTTCCAAAATAATATTTACATGAAATTTCTTCTGTTTCTTTTCATACTCAGTTGCGCTAACTTCAACATTAAAAGAATCCAATCCTCTTTTACTTTGGATTTCTTGTAAAAATTCTGTAATGTCTTTTGCAACTGCGCTCCAGGTTAAACTATCATTTTGTTTAAATAAGAAATATCGACAATATCTTGCCAATGCAACTTTCGCATATAACACCAATCTAACAATATTAATATCTTGCATTGCGCTTGCTTTTGATTGAGTCGTTAATTGACTAAATGGAGCAATTCCTTCTCTAAATTTAACAAGAGGATTAATCTGTTTCAAATAAAATTTATCACGTTCACCAGATCTTGGAGAAAATCTTAATTCTTTAATTGAATCAAGAATATAATCAAACCCTGCGGCCGCATTCCAAATTTCAGTGAGTCTATCGTTTCTTGGTAAAATTGAAGCCATATGATAAATTGGAGAAACCCAAATATCTCTTCCAGTAAATTCTCCATCATCAACTTTACTAAATGGTTCAAATATCGCAGTATGATAAGTATTAAAATCATTTACGTCTTGTCTTTTAGTCAAAGCTAAGGCTGCAGTTACATTATCACCATTATCAACGATTGCCATACAATCTCCACGATTTACAGCGAGGGCTGAAATTTTAGTTTTAACATCTGCTGGATAACCGGCATCAAATAACATTGAAAAATAAACAAATTCTGTATCAGTAATTTGATCAACATATCCACCTTCAAAAGAAGGAGAAACTAAAGTCCCAGAAAATGCTTTGGTTAAAAGAGTTTCAGCCACATCAGAATCAAAATCTCCAAATTCATCAACCAATGAACCATCAGAACCTTTTTTCAAAGATTTAGGAATAACTGAAGGAAATAATACAGGGACTTCACCATTACATTTTTTAATTACATAAGTAATATCTGTTGATTCAAAATTAAAATTTGCGAGGTCATCTTGATCTAATGTAGCATCAACATATCCTGGAGTTTCATCGTCTGTGTCAATCCAAGCTTGAGTTGCAGTTGCGAGGTTTCGAGAATTAAAAACTGCAATTGTATCTTCGTCAGTAGTTGTAGTCGCGCCTAACCATCCACCAATTTGATTTCCTTTATCATCTTTGGCAATGACCATATAATTTGAAAATGCCGTCGCGTCTGTAGTTTCCCACTCAGAAAAATCTTGTTTATCATCAACCAATATTGCGGCGCCTGCTTCATACGCTGTTGAATCTATCGTAACGATTCCAATATTTTGATCATATGTTTTAATTAACAATTTATAACCATCAGTATATTCGCCGTTGGCTTTTTCCATTGCAACTCTCAGTATTTTAGAATATGTTTCCAAAACACTTTCGATAAAAATAGATCCACCAGATCGATCTTTCGCAGTTGGATCAAAAGAAACCTCAAAAGATTCAACAATTACATTACTTCCATCACTTTGAATTTCATAAATATCAAGATTATAAACTCCATCAGTCATTGGATTTGCAATTTTAGAAATTCTAATACTATATGAATTATAAAAATCCCCCCGACCAACAGGATAAAAAATGCATAATGGTTTTTGAGATAATCCACCACTTGTCCAATTTTCCAATTCAGTTCTTAATTCTGTTTTTGTATTTGCACTTGTAATCGGAAGGTAATCAATGGTTAAAGTTGGTGATAAATCAGATGCTTCTAACTGAACATTTATTCTAAGATTTGAATATGAAGCATCCTCAGGCATAAGCCTAATCCAATACATTGCGGCTGATTCTTTTAAAAAGTTATAAGCAATATAAGGACCTTGAGAAAAATTTCTTCCATATTCTTCAATATTTGGTTCACCAAAATCCATTAAATATTGATCTGGACCACCTAAAAATACAAATTCATTATCTGGCCCTCGTTTTGTAAGTCCAACCGTACATCCAATAGTTCCTGGAATTTGTTGAACATACGTTGATAAATCTGTTATTTTTGTGTATACCCCTGGACTAATTCCTGACATAATTTTAGTTCCTCCTAAATTATATTATCATTAATTTCTTTATTTTTTTATTTTTTTAAAACAACCTTTCATTAGGAGCTTTATTTTTAATTTATAATTTGTTCTTAGTAAAATCAATGAGGATTCCATTTAACAATAAACATACCAGACAAATAATAAATCTCTACCCGATGTTTTTACAATTGCTGGAAATGTAACTCTTGCAAATATGTGATAATCTGTTAAATCATTACTACTTTCTGAAGTAAAAAGTCCAGCTTCAGATAAAGTATATCCATTTGCATCATCTTCAGTTATGGCAAATGAAACTTTAACCACTAAATATTTATCATCATTCGCAGTATCAATTTCAAATACTACGTCTGAAGTATCAATTGGTTTTTTATAATATCCTGTCCCTCCAACAACATCTTCATCACAATAACTTGAATCTGTTAAACTTAAAGGTACTGGTGTCGTGAGATCATCGTCACCATTTGTTGGATTGTCTGGAATCAAAGGATCTACTGAAGCCCCACCAGAACCAACTCCCGACCATCCAATATATTCATCGGCAGTTTGGTCAATACTAACATTGGCTTTATTAAATAATCTGGATGCCACCCATTCTCTTCCAGTATAAAGAACTAAATTACATTTATGAACTAATTTTAATCCATCTTCATTTTTTTCATAAATTTTAACCACTCCTCCAGGACGTTTTGAAGGTCGAATTTCTGATGTGTTAGGAAAATTATCTCCTATGTTCAATTCATCTATAATATGAACTTCTGTATTTTTCATTTTCACTCCTTTGTTTTTTATATTTTATATTTGTTCTTTAAAAATTATTATAATCAAGACCATTACCTGAATTCCACATTTTAGTTATTTGTGTTGTTGATAATTTTACATCATGCACAAGAAACTGATCAATCAATCCATCAAAATATTCACTATAAGAATTATTGATGTACTGTGCGCCTATAACTGTCTTAGTTATTGGAGAAACAACAGTATCCTCAAACCAATCACCATTATTTACACCAAGATAAACGCTTAATGGATAATTCACAACATTAATATTCATTGTCCATTCAGAACTATCGGATGATAAGACTATAAAATACCAAGATCCAGGATTGAAAATAAAACCAGTGCGACATATATCTGGCAATCCCCCACCATCTGATCTTTGAACGATCGACAAATTGAAATTTGTTCCATCTCCTCCAGCCAATAATTGTAAATTTCCGGCGATAGCCGCAACTCCCCCACCATAAGAAAATATAGTGTAATTAACTAAATTTGCCGCAGAATTTAATTTAAACCAACAAGAAACAGATCCTTGAGAATTCGAAAAAGGGTTTCCATTAATTGAGACCTTTTTTGCTGTCCCATCAAAACTTAAAGCATTTCCAATTTTTCCAGTACTATAAGGCACTCCAACATTAGTTAAATCGTTAATTCCATGTGAATCCAACACATTAGAATCAAATAAATATGCAGAAGTAAGATTAGTAAGAATCAGTCTCTA